GCAGTTGCACCGGTGCAACTTGTTGACTTGTGTCAAAAAAGAAAATATAATATGTGTAACAGAGCCGATGAGCCAAATACATGGAGAAAAACCGTGTATTTGGCTCTTTTTTTATGTTTTTTTCGGAGGTGGCAGCAGGATGAATGCAAACAAAACGATTCAAAAATTGCAGATGGCAATATTGCAGCAGGGTTTAGCTGTTACCGTAAGCCGGAGACAATTTTTTTCAACAAAAACTCAACATTTTATAACAATTACAGCATTAAATATTAAAGTTCTTCACTTTTTTAAGAAAAAAGGAGAGTGGAAAGAGCAGAATTACGAGATTATGAGCAGTGCTTCCCAACTGGAAATTATTGAGTGCCTGCTGGAAATATATAAGGCAGTCAGTGGATGAAGAAAATAACGCCAAAACAAAAGAAATTCGCGGATTTTTACATTGAATGTGGAAACGCAACAGAAGCAGCAAAGAGGGCGGGATATTCAGAGAAAACCGCCTATTCTATTGGACAAAGGTTGTTGAAAAATGTTGAAGTATCTGCCTATATAGCAAAGAGGCAGCAGGAAATTGAAAGTGAGAGACTCTGTACGCTGAAAGAAATACAGGAATTTAGAAGTCGTGTGATACGAGGTGAGGAAAAAGATGCCTTTGGTTTGGACATTGAAATATCAGACAGATTAAGTGCATGTAACCAACTTGAAAAAGCTTTAGCAATTGAAGAGATGGAGAAAGAGAGAAGAAAGCGTGAAGAGGAAGCTTTGAACAGGGGAACGTATCATACAGATCTGGATATTGTGGCAGATACATTTCATTCAGTTGTGAGAGATATCAGGAAACATGGACACAGAGAATATGTTTTTGAAGGAGGACGAGGAAGTACCAAATCATCCTGTGGAACAATCATTCCTTATGAAATTATGGAAAACAATCATAATATCCATGCATTGGTGATCAGAAAAGTAAAAGATACATTGAGAGATTCCGTATATGCACAAATGCAGTGGTCATGCGATAAGCAGGCGGAGAACCCAATGTTTGACCGTGATAACTGGAAGTTTGGACTAAGCCCACTCGAAATAACATATACACCGACTGGTCAGAAGATATATTTTCGAGGTGCGGATGATCCTGGAAAGATTAAATCTATCAAACCGCCATTTGGCTATATCGGGATCGTAATTTTTGAGGAGTTAGATCAGTTCAGCGGACCGGAGGAAGTGCGAAATATAGAACAGTCTGCCATCCGTGGTGGTAACGATGCATATGTATTTAAGTTTTTTAATCCACCGAAGAGTAACAGTAATTGGGTAAATATCTATGTAAAGACACCAAAAGAATCAATGGTCGTACACCATTCAACATATAAAGATGTGCCGCCGGAATGGCTGGGAAGAGATTTCATAGAAGAAGCAGAGCACTTACGGGAGGTAAACCCGGATGCATATGAGCATGAATATATGGGCGTGGCGAATGGAAATGGAGGTATGGTGTTCGATTATTTGGAACTGAGAGAGATTACAGATGATGAGATTGCCAGAATGGATCGTATCTATCAGGGCGTAGACTGGGGATGGTTTCCTGATCCTTATGCATTTATCAGAAGTTACTATAATCCGGCGCAGGAAAAGATATATCTGATTGCGGAAAACGTAGTCAAAAAGACAAAGAACACACAGACAGGGCAGTGGATCATTGATCATGGATATGATGACTATGAAATTATATGTGATAGTGCAGAGAAAAAATCTGTAGGAGACTATGTTGATATCGGGTTACCGGCAAGACCTGCAATTAAAGGACCGGGAAGCGTAGAGTATGGGATGAAATGGTTGCAGGGAAAGACGATTGTTATTGATCAGGCGAGAACACCTCACGCATATAAAGAATTTACAGAATATGAGTATGAGAGAGACAAAGATGGGAATGTGATCAGTGGGTATCCGGATGCTGATAACCACACGATAGATGCCGTGAGATATAGTTATGAACCACTGTGGCGTAGAAGTGAACATAAAGCTTAGGAGGATGAAATGGGAATTATACAGACACTTGGAATGTGGAAAGAGAGGATAATAAGAATGTTCAAAGGAAATATCAAAAATGAATTTGGTGTGACAGGAATTACTTCAAATGCAATGGAAGATGCAATAACAGATTGGATGGATGTATATCAGGGAAAAGCATCCTGGGTTGATCATACCAAAGGAATCAAGACAATTAAATTTGCAAAAGCTGTGTGCTCCGAGACAGCCAGACTGACCAATCTGGCACTGGGAATCACATTTGATGGCAGCAGGAAAGACTATATGACAGAATGGTGTGAAAGGGCGATCATGCCGAATCTGCGCCGTTGGGTAGAATATGGCTGTGCAAGCGGTACGATTATTATAAAACCAAACGGAGTGGGTGCAGACTTTGTGACACCTGACAGATTTGAAATAGTCGGGAAAGATGGAAATGGACTGATTTCCGGGATTATATTTGAGGATCGCTACAGAGAGAATGACAAATATTATACCAAGCAGGAATATCACAGATTTTTTGATGCAAAGGTCAATTATGGAGATGGTGATTACAAAAGCGTGAAATATTACCAGATATCCAATAGAGCATATGTAAGCAGTAATTCAGGAGAACTTGGAAAAGAAATTGAATTAAGCCAGACAAAATGGAATACTTTACAGCCGGATGTATCAATTACAACAAAAAACGAAGTTGGCTTAAATGGAATGATGTTCGGGGTGCTTCGGATGCCGGCGGCCAATGACATAGATGTTGACAGTCCTTTGGGAATGGCAATCTATTCTGATGCGATGGAAGAATTAAAAGATTTAGATATTGCATACAGCAGATACAGTGAGGAAGTGAAGGACAGCAGAGCGTTGGAGCTGATCGACAGAAGACTTGTAAGAGAACCGGGGCACAAGGTAAATGAGGAGGTTGAACTGGATTTACCGAAACATTTCATTCCGGTATCGGGCGAGGGGGATCAGGAATTTTACCAGGCGGTGGAAAGACCTTTGAAGGTAGATGAAAGAATCAAAGGAATCAATGCACAGCTTTCATACATTGGGTACAAATGCGGGTATTCCAATGGATATTTTGTATTTGACCAGAAAACCGGGATGGTAACAGCAACGCAGGTGGAATCGGACGATCGCAGGACCATACAGTTGATCAAAGATATCAGGGATGCATTGCAGGTATGTCTTGATCAGGTTTTTTATGCACAGTCAGTATTTGCCGATTTATATAAGCTGGCACCAGTAGGCAATTATACGGTAAATTACGCTTTTGGAGATATCACGTACAATTTTGAGGAGGATAAAGTACATCATTATAATCTGGCGGTACGGGGCATTTATCCGTGGGAAGAATATTATGTGAAGTTTTTAAAATATTCAAGGGAAGAGGCAAGAGCATTAATTGAACAGGCAAAATCAGAGAACCAGGCTGATGGAATAGAATATGGCGAGGAATAATATATGCTGACACCAGAATATTTACAGGAGATCACAGATAAAAGTGAGAGCCTTGCAGCAGGATTAAAAGAATATATCATAAAACGGATTGTGCGGAGTATTATGGTACGCTTGCAGCGAGGAGAGGAATTCAAGCTTTCCCAGACAAATATGTGGAATATACAAACGCTGCAGGAGTCTGATTCGCTTTTGGCGGATATTATGAAAGAGATAAAAAAACAGACAGCAGAAAGCAATAAGGTTGTAAAGAAGGCTTTTAAGGATGCAGGAATTACAGCACTCAGATATGAGGATGCAGAGTATGAAGCCGCCGGACTTGCAGCAGCGATTGGCACAAAAATGTCACCGGAATATATCAGAATCCTTGAAAGAAATTATGAAGCAACAAAGGGAGAATTAAAGAATCTTACAGGAACGATTGCTAAAGCGGCGCAGGTAACATTTATTGATGCCTGTGATGAGGCTCTATTTAAAGTTCAGACAGGAACATGCAGC